AAATCTGCAAGGGCTGCAGTGCCAGAACCCGAGAAGTAGGGAAGCTTATCTGCTGCTGATGTTAAACCAGCAATGGCTGCAAGTTCTGCATCATAAGCTTGAACATTCGTACCAATTACAAGTCCGAGAGTGGTCCGAGATGCGGCAGCGTCAGCGTCAGCAATGATTGCTCGGCCATGTGCTGAAAAGTCAGTTACTGCCGCAGTGCCAGAACCAGTAAAATAAGGCAGCTTATTAGCAGCTGACGTTAGGCCAGCAATTGCAGCAAGGTCGGCGTCATAGGCTTGTACATCAGTGCCAATAGCTAGGCCAAGAGCAGTTCTAGCTGCTCCAGCATCTGTGGCTCCAGTTCCACCATTAGCTATTGCTATGGTTGTGCCATTCCAAGTGCCAGTTGCAATTATTCCAACTGAAGTAAGGCTTGAGGCAGTGACTCCTGAGCCAAGAGTTGAACCAGAAAGTACAGAAGTTCCTGCAATTAACAATGACTTGCCCGTCAGAAGATTAAGATTTTCTGAAGAAGTCCATGCATCAGTTGCGTCAACCCAGTTAAAAGTCTTGTCTGTATCACCCTTGAGAGTGATGCCACCACCATCAGCACCTGCGTCTGTCGGAGAGGCGCTTGAGCCAAGTTCAAGATTCTTATCGTCAACAGTTACAGTAGTTGAATTGATTGTAGTGGTTGTGCCGTTAACTGTTAGATCGCCTGAAAGGACAAGGGAGGTGCCAGTGGCAGCACCAATGTTTGGAGTTACAAGTGTTGGCGTATTAGCAAATACTAGAGCACCAGTACCAGTTTCGTCAGATATAATTCCAGCAAGTTCTGATGATGAAGTCGCTGCAAAGGCTGAAAGCTTATCTGCAGTAAGTGCTACAGTACCAGTTGCATCTGGAAGCGTGATTGTGCGGTCTGCGGTTGGATCTGTAACAGCAAGAGTTGTTTCGTGGGCATCAGCTGTTGCACCTTCGAAGACCATGCTTCCACCATTAAGTGTAAGTCCTGCAAATGTTACACTTGCAGAGGTTGCTACATCTTGACCAATAGACAATGAGTGAGTTGTCCCCTCACCTGTTGTTGCTGCAGAAGAGGTAACACCAGTTCCACCAGTTATTGTTGCTACATAACTTCCTGAAGTATTAGTTCCAAGCGCAATTTCTATAGTTGTCGAACTTGCTGCAGTTAAACGACCCTGAGCGTCAACCGTGAAGCTACCGACTGATGCAGCACCGCCGTATGAGCCAGCTGTTACTGTAGTGTTGTCAAGATCTAAAGTAAGTGTGTCAGTTGCAGAGGCCACCGATGTTAGGCCTATGCCACCAACTATAGTGAAGGTATCCCCACCAGCAATTGTTAAATTGTCACCGTTGTCTGCATCTACTGTAAATGAAGTAGAAATAGAAGCTGTCCCTGCTGCAGACAAACGGCCTTGAGCGTCAACTGTGAAAGTTGGGATTGCACTAGCTGAACCATATGAACCAGCAGTAACTGTTGTATTGTCAAGATGTAGGGTTATGGTATTTGTAGATGATGCTATTGATGAAAGCCCAGTTCCACCAGATATAGTTACGGTTTCTGCGTCATCGATTGTTTGTGAAGATCCCGAATCACCTGCTAAAGTAAAGTTGTATGTAGATGCAACTACAGCGCTATCTACATATGCTGTTGTTGCTACGGATGTTGAGTTGTTTCCTGCTGTTTGTGTCGTTGCAGTTGCAGAACCGCCAAGAGCTAATGTACCAGAAAATGTTTTATTTCCTGTAATAGTTTGAGTGCCGGACAAGCCTACATAGGCACCAGGGCCAGCAATGGCTTGAACTGTCGTTGCAGTTCCTCCTGCTCCACCTGTTCCTTTACCGTAATAAAGAACGTCATCAGCTTCGTTGTATGCTAGTTCTGCGTTTTCTAAACTTGAGGGTGCGCCGGCTGCACCACCAGATGCTCTTCTTTTGATTCTGATCGTATTAGCCATGATTAAAAATTTCCTCCATCGGTAAGGTTTTCTTCAGGGTGATTAACCCAAACTGAACCATTGTAACGCAAAACGTTACCTGTGCTCACTGTTGTAATAGTAACGTCAGTCAATCCATTTAAAACTGATTGAGTAGTAATTGCGGTTTCTGCAGATATTATTCTATCTTTGACTGTTAAATGACTGCCCGCTGGATTTAATCCTATAACTGTTTGTATGGCTTCAATGGCATCGTTTGCATTAGCGTGTTGTTGATGGTGAGGTACTGTCGCTGAATTGAGTGGGTCAGACGATGTAGGATTAATCAATATGTCTAATGCTGCGGGATACTGGGTGGCCATAAAAATCCTTTATAAACTAAATATTTTGTATTGATCATTACTCCAACTAATTGTTACCGAGATAGGATCAGTAGTAGCTGACACTGGAAGTCCAGTGGCTGTATCTATATAGGCTAGAAGCCTTGATGTGGCTCGAACGCCAGTATCTTTATATAATACTAAGTACGCAAAACCACTATTTCCATAATTCTCTATTGTTATGTTATCTGCGTCAAAAACCCCAGAAGTTGTTGCTTTTCCGGTCAATAAAGTAGTTGTTGCTGCGACCGAAGCTTCGCTAATGCTTGATAAAAATTCATGCGTACTTAGATTTACTGTATAGGTATTTTTTACTAGTGCAACTTTAATATTATTATCAGTCAAGTCAAATAGGCCCTCTAGTAGACCCTCTTTACCTTTTGCGTATAATGCATTTGCCATTATAGTCCTACCTCTGCTGATACAATTACCCTGTATTTATAGCCTGATTCAAAGTAATTTTTTCCATCAACATAGTAAACGGGAGTTGCATCATCTGACGGAAAATCAATATATACATCTGGCTTCCATGAGTGCATGGAGACTTCTGATGATACATTTTCCCATCTTGAGGGAGTCTTTTGGATTTTCTTACGTTGAGCTTTAAAGTATTTTAATGTCAAAAAGTTTGATGCTGGACGAGAACTGAATGATACTGTGACTCTTCCATTGTTCTCATCATTATTTAAATAAAAGTCACCATTAGAAGGATTAGTTGATTCTATATAGAAATTAGGATTCTTTGCTAGTATCTGATATCCAGTTTCTATATCAGCTCTTACTGATTTATCCTCTATCAGCACTTCGTTAAGCACTGTTGCTTGGCTCTCTTGTAGAATTGAAGGAGTTGCCGAATTAGTTTGACTAGTAAAGCTAATTTTTTCCTCAGCAACTGTTAGCCCAGATGAGTCAACTAAGTTAGTGACCCTGACTACATAGTCGGTATTGGAACTTAATACTACATCCCAGTATAAAGTTAAAGTTCTACTTATCTGATTATAATCAGTAATTGTATTTATTGTTCTAAATGGAGAAATTGTCTGAACAGGTGTAGCTGAATCTGTTTGTACAATAAAATTAGCATTTATTAATGATGCTATCTTGATTGTTCTGCCAAATTTAATATTTACTGTATTAACAGTAACTGTAGCGCTATCTATCAAATACAAAGCCACTCAACACACTCCATAATTATAATCCTGAACTAATAGTAATAAATTAATTCAATAAAAAGCAAAGGGGCAGTAGATTTCTCTACCGCCCCCAGCTTTAGGGTAATTTGTAACTATAACGACCCTAAGGTTTTTTATCAGCTTAAGGCTACGTCGTTTGTAACTTGAACTTCGTAGTTACGGCTGAGTCTGACGTTCTTAGCAACTGTAATACCCTCACCGTCGCCCAGCATTACGATGTCGTAACGCTCCTTCATCTTGAGTGCACGAAGATCGCGACTCGGATCGTCGAACTGATCAGTGCTCATATCGTCCTTGACGAGAAGAGTACCGACTTCATTACGGTCGATGAGGAAAAGGTCTGACTTAGCTGCTGTTGCGCCACTCTTAGCTGTGAAGCTAACGAAAGGCGAAACAAGAACATTCAAGCCCATTGGAGCTGTCGCGTTCAGTGCACCTTCCGGTGACTGAGGACGATATCCCCAACTTGTACCTACAGAAGATGCTGATCCACCAGCGTGGAAGATGGAATCCTTAAGGAATACCGACCACATCAATGGGTGCAGAATGAAATCTGTTGGGATATGATTTTCAGCCATAAGGATAGCGGCCATGTCCACAATGTCATCCCAGGTAATTGTCAAGTTGGCTGCGCCATCAATATTTCTACCTGTTGTGTCATCATAACTACCACTATCGTTATCGAATGCAATTGTAGCTGCATCCTTGAAACGGCTAAGAGCAATCTGCTCTTTCAAACGAGCCATAGCACGGCCGGCTGCGCGAACATGTAAACCAACAATGTCCCAAAGTGAATCAGCGATGACTTCCTCTGTAAAGGATAGCTTAACGCCCTTCTTTGAAACTTTGCCTTCTACCTGCTTTGCGAAAGCGAGTGCTTGCTCTGGATACTCTTGTCCTTCTGGGATCTCTGCTGCTTGAATAGCGTTGACTGCGGGGAACTCCAAAGAGCGTCCCTTACCGAGACGAACAGTGGAAAGCAATGGAGTCACAAGTAGTTGTGGCTCTGCTGCTTCTTTAAGCGTACGCGAAAGAACTTTGGGGAAAAGTGCTGCTGCGTCTGGTGACGCAAAAGCTTCCTTAATTGTTACTCTGTTGTCTGCATCTATGTACCCGTCCTCAGTCAATACTGCTTCCCAAGCTGGGAGACCCGAGAGGAGCTCTTGGATTGTCTTACTCATCGTAGGATTATTCCTCCTGTGTTAATGTTTCTTTTGTATTAATATTAATATTAGAGTGTCAGATTGACGCGGAAAGCACCAATGACATTATGTACGTCCAGGTTGGCCCGGATACCTAACTTACCACTGTAGGTGCCTGCACGAGTAAGCTCGTAAACAGTCTTTAATGCACCCGGATCAGAGGGAAGTTGCATATAGCTGAGTAATCCATCATCGAAGTTGGTAGCAAACTGCTCAACTTCAACAACCTTACCCACTTGCAACCATGGATAGGCACCAGCAACAGTTGTTGATGCTGCGAATGCCACCGGACGACCCATGTGATCGGCTCGGATTAATGAACCAACTGTTACATCGGCGTTAACATGTGTAACCATTGGGTACTCTACGTAACCATGTGTGATAAAGCCAGCGCCTTGTGAGGTGCCTTTATCGAATGGTCTGTAAAGATCATATTGTGCGCAGCCAATCGGAACTGAATAGGCGCCCACCGAAATTGTGTCAGTTGAACCAGTGGTCGAGCTAGGGGTAGCGCCATCAAGCGGATCCCAGCTAGGCATAACGTCGCCCCAACCTTGACTTGCACCAGATCCGTTAGCGGGAACAATGCGAGCATCGCCGTTTGCGTCTGCAACTACTGAAAGAATTGTACCCTTGGGGATGACGATCTCAAAACGATCATCTTCACTGTCATTGTACCATGTAGGAAGACCGGGATGGGGCAGTAAATAGGCTGCGGGGGCAATGCCCTCAGAAACTACAAACCGGCCTGCACCAGTCTTACTATGAACCTTGCGGAACTTTGCTAAACTCATTTTTTATCTCCTTAAATATTAAAGTTTACGTCTACCCATG